GGCAAATTATCTTGATTTTGTTTTGGATCCGAAGAATGAGGATCAGGCTATTGAGATGGGGCTTTTTAAAAAGCCTAAGGTAGCGCCTGCTCCTGTGGCTCCGGCCGTGCCGGCATCGCCGGCCGTGCCGGTTTCGCCAGTTTTGTCGCCGGCGCCTTCGGCGCCAGCGACGTCCTAGCACTACATATATACTTGATGTAATAGTGCTAGGTGACACCGAGGGGAGTCGAGGGGCTCCCTAAGGTGTCTTTGGAGGCTTTTATGAAGTGTCCTGTGTGTTACGAAAGTCGTCGTCGTTTTTTAACTCGTGGATGGTTTATGCGTCATTTGATGCGTAAGCATGGATTGTCGTCTTGTGCTGCTTTGAATTACTGGTTTGATGCTTGTGGCCAGTCTAACTTTGAGGAGATTTTATCTCATGAAGAACGCTAATTCCCCCTATAAGCAGCCCTCTAATATGGTGTCTCGTTTTTCGATGGTGCCTCATACTTCTAAGCCTCGTTCTACTTTTCCTATTCGTGTGAAGAACAAGGGTCAGATTACTGATGGTGGTTTGATTGTTCCTTTTGGACTTTTTGAATGTTATCCTGGGGATACGTTTAAGATTAATCCTACTGTTTTTGTTCGTATGACTACTCAGATGGTTCCTTTGATGGATAATTATTATTTGGATTGGTTTGCCTTTTTTGTTCCTAATCGTCTTGTGGATTCTCGTTGGGAACAGATTATGGGTGAGCGTAAGCCGAACCATGATTCTTCTATTGATTTTACTACTCCTAAGTTGACTCCGCCGGCTGGTGGTTGGTCTATTGGTTCTATGCCTGAAGCTTATGGTTTGAAGCAAGGTATTGCTAATCAACCTACTGGTATTTGTGCTTATTTTTCACGTGGTTATAATATTATTTGGCGGGATTGGTTCCGTGATGAGAATCTTCAGGATTCTCCTGTTGTTGATACTGGTGCTGGTCCAGATACTGCTGCAGATTATACGAATCTTTTAAATCGTGGTAAGCGTCATGATTATTTTACGTCTTCTTTAGTTTCGCCGCAGAAGGGTGTTACTGTTACTATTCCGCTTGCGGGTAGTGCTCCTGTTCTTGGTATTTCGAAGAAGACTCAAGTTTTTGCTTCTTCTGATACTGGTTATGATTCCGCTCAGGCTCATCCGACTTATACTAATTCTATTGTGATTGATCCGTCTGCTGATGATAGTAAGTTTTTTGTGAAGGGTACTGCTGCTGCTGGTGGTTATCCTGCTATTTTTGCTGATTTGTCTGCTGCTACTGGTGCTGATCTTAGTGCTTTGCGTAATACTTTTGCGATTCAGCATTTGCTTGAAGCTGATGCTCGTGGTGGTACTCGTTATGTTGAGCAAAACCTTGCTCATTTTGGAGTTGTTTCGCCTGATGCTCGTTTACAGCGTCCTGAATTTTTAGGTGGTGATTCTGTTCCATTTGTTCAGAATTCTGTTCCTCAGACTACTTATCAGGGTACTCCCACTCGTTTGGATGCTAAGGGTACTCTTGCTGCTAATTCTGTTTTTGTTTCTCATGGTCGCGCTATTACTTATTCGTGTGTTGAGCATGGTTATATTCATCTTTTGATGGCTATTCGTGCTGATATTACTTATCAGCAAGGTATTGACCGTCATTTTTTTCGTAATTCTCGGTACGATTATTATTATCCTGAGTTTGCTCATTTGTCAGAGCAGGCTGTGATTTCTCGTGAGATTTATTTTGATGGTACTGGGAGTTCTACTGCTACTCCTCCTACTGGTGATTTTTCTGTGTTTGGTTATCAGGAGCGTTTCGCTGAACTACGTTATTTCCCGTCGCATATTACGGGTCGTTTGCGTTCTGATGCATCGAGTACTCTTGATTATTATCATGCTGCTCAGAATTTTGGTTCTCGTCCCACTTTGTCGGATACTTTTATTAAGGATACTCCGCCGGTTGCTCGTATTGTCCAGATTAATCCGACTACTACCGCTCCTGCTTTTTTGTATGATGCTATGTTAATGGGTTCTGTTACTCGTGTTATGCCCGCTTGGGGCATTCCCGGATTGTTACGTCTTTGATTATTTATCATTCTGACTTGTTTTATTATTTAGATTTTGATTATTGTTTTGGTAGTTCTATTTTGGTTTATTGTTTAAATTAGCGGACCGCGTTTTTTGCGGCCGCAATCAAGCGCGTAGCGCGCGATAGGAGTTTTTATGCATTTCGATTGGATTCAGATTTTAACTTTGGTTTCTGTGTTACTTAATACTGTTGTTGGTGTTTTGACTCACAGGGATGTTAATGCTAAGTAAGATTTTGTTTTGCTTATTTCCTCGGTTTTGTTTTGGTATTTTTGGTGTTGATGATGCTTTGCTTCTTGCTGGTACTGAGATGGCTTTTAGTGCCGCTAGTGCTTCTTCTGCTGAGAAAGGTCAGAAGAAGGCTAATACTGATCAGATGGTTTTTAATGCTGCTGAAGCTCAGAAGCAGCGTGATTTTGAAGAACGTATGTTTGGGAGTCGATATCAGACGACTCGTAAGGATTTGGAAGCTGCTGGTTATAATCCGTTGATGGCTTTAGGTCTTAATCCGTCTGTTCCTATGGGTGCTTCTGCTAGTGCTCAGCCTCAGTCTACTACTGATACTTCTTCTCAGATTATGTCTAAGTCTGTGAATAATGCTACGTCTGCTGCTGCTCTTGCTCCTGTTATTGATAGGGCTCGTTCTGAGGCTAAGACTGCCGATGCTGAAGCTCGTGTTAGTTCTATTGATGCCGATGCTTATACTAAGTTGCCGCCTTGGGCTATTAAGTTACGTGCTTTTTTGACTGCTGGTAATGGTATTGGTGGTGTGCTTGGTGGTGCTGGTGTTGCTGCCGGTGGTGCTGGTCAGCTTTTGAAGCAAGTTGCTGGTGCTTTTCAGAATTCTAATGATGCTTCTACTGCCGGGAAAATTGTTTCCCGTGCTCGTGCTCGTGTAAATTAAACCGGAGGTTTTTATGGATGTTGGTCGTGCTTCTCGTATAGGTATGCATCGTAAGCCGCGTCATAATCGTCATCGTGATCGTAAGGTTTTTCAGCGTACTGCTGGTCGTACTCGTCAAGAGAATATGATTCGTCGTAATCCTATGCGTGGCGGTATTCGTTTGTAGATGCCGTGCTATCATCCTCGTAATGTTGTTCGTTCATGGGCTCGCCCGAATAAGGTTTCGGGTAAGCCCATTATTTTTTTTGGTAAGTCTGCTCAGAAATTTTATAATTTTTGTACTTCTTCTAAGGAGCATTTTCGTTTTTATCGTCCTGAAGTTTTTCAGGTTCCTGGTTGTAAGCCTAAGTGTGTTGGTTGTCAGGAGATTTATTCTCGTCAGTGGGCTGTTCGTGCGTGGCATGAAGCGCAGTTGCATGAGCAGAATTGTTTTATTACTTTGACTTTTTCAGATAAGTTTCTTCCGAAGGAATTGGATCATTTTATTTTTCAGAAGTTTATGAAGCGTTTTCGTCGTTCAATTTCTCAACCAGTATCTTTTTTTATGGCAGGTGAATATGGATCTCTCAATTTTCGGCCACACTTTCATGCGTGTATTTTTGGATTCGATTTTTCAGATCGTGTTTTGTGGTCGGTTCGAGATGGCGTTAATTTATATACATCACAGCTTCTTTCTTCGTTGTGGTCGGATGTCAAAACCGGAGAGAGTTACGGTTTTACTAGTGTCGGTGATGTTACTTTTGAGTCTGCCGCTTACATTGCTCGTTATGTTGGTAAGAAGGCTGGTCGTTCAGTTGCGGAGCTTGATGGGCGTAAGCCCGAATATTCGAAGTGTTCGTTGAAGCGTCCTATCGGTAAAGGTTGGATTTCTGCTTATGTTGATTCTGTTTATCCTGATGATGCTGTGACTTTGGTTGATGGTCGGAAGTGTAAGCCGCCGCGTTATTATGATAGATTTTTATCCTTGACAAATGAAAATTTGTCATTCATTATTTCTTCTAGACGGAAGCAGAAGATGAAATCTTCTGTTGATAATACTCCGGAGCGATTACGCGAACGAGAGTCCGTTAAACAGGCGCAGTTGGCCCAACTTAAAAGGAGCCTTTGATATGAGATTTAATGTTTATGCTGTTTATGATGAAGCGGCAAAGATTTTTAAGTATGATTTTAAGCGTTTGCAGCATGCTGAAGCGATAAGATATTTCGGTGATGGTGTCCGAGCGGAAAAAACTGAGTTGAATCAACATCCTCAGGATTTTTCGCTCTTTTTTTTGGGTGAATATGATGATGAGACAGGTAAGCATACTGATCTTGTTATTCCTGAACGTATTTCTCGTGGAACTGATTTTTTAATGCCTATGCCGGAGGTTAATCATGCAGGTAGTTGAAGAACGTGGTGACGGTACTCGGTCTGTTACGATTTATTTTGATCGTGATCCTGTAGTTAAGGATGAAGATGGTAATATTTTGGATGGTCCTTCGACCAATCGTGTTAAGCCTGAATTTTTGCATGAGTCTAAGCTTGAGACTATCATGAAGAAGGCTTTGAAGGGTCAGGCTGTTAATGTTCGTGAAGGTGCATATTATGGAGATTTTTCGTCCTCTACTGATTATTTGGAGAGGCTTAACTCTGTAATTGATATTCGTCGGTATTTTGATACTTTGCCTTCAGATGTTCGCGATTTTTTTGCGAATAATCCGGCAAATTATCTTGATTTTGTTTTGGATCCGAAGAATGAGGATCAGGCTATTGAGATGGGGCTTTTTAAAAAGCCTAAGGTAGCGCCTGCTCCTGTGGCTCCGGCCGTGCCGGCATCGCCG